ACTTACTTCCCTTTGCTATTCTGTTTAGTTTGTCGTCAATACGAACAGCCAGTTGCTCTTCTGCTGATATCCCGCTGAAAATACCAATTGGATCAAGTGCGGAATTGCCGTACGTTGTGTTCTTCTTAAGTAGCAACTCAGCAATCGTCTCGCACTCATTCACAATCTCCCGCCCCATCGGGGCAGACTCAATCAGTTCCTTGTCCATGTCGCCACCTTAGCACACTACATCTCTCGTGTCAAACGTAGACGGCCAGAGGATCGAACTCTGCTACGGCTCCATTGTCTCCCGTAGCGTCAGTGGCCTCCGTGTACCTAGAGTGTATCAGGCTTGAGTCTGGAAGTCAAGTCGCCAGTTGCCGAAGGTCTTAGCAGTTCTAATTCTATGGCAGTTGGCGCAAACAACTTCGCACTTGTCTATCTCAGCAACAAATAAATCCCAAGGAATCTTTTTTGTTCTTAATTTAGATATTCCATATTCTTTTATATTTGGTTCACGATGGTCAAACTCAAGCACTAATAGGTTGCTTTCTCCACAATCTACACACCCATTACTTTCTTTTAGTACATTAAGAATGTAGGTTGTAACTCTAGACTTCCACTTCTCGTCATTTTTAGCAACGTAGCCCTTATGCTTGTTATATATTTCAGGGTTTGCTTTATAGTACGCTCTCTGTCTGGCAGCCACACATGGTTTGCATTGTTTAGAGTGCCCAGCGGCCTTATTTTCTTCCGTCAGGGGTGTTTCACAGTTAGAGCATGTTGTCCTTTTATTCATAATATAAGTATAACATACTTTATATAGTGTACGGGTGGCAGGATTTGAACCTGCGAAAATCGGTTACATATAAGGTAACTGCCTTGACCAGACTTGGCTACACCCGCTAGTGGTGAGTCACGCACCGAAGTTCATGCCCACCTATTACAGTAGAGAATTCAATCTGTCTAGAGTACCCGCTCACGATTCACAACAATCATGTTAAGTTGTATGAGTCTGGTTGCGACACGCTTCCGACTCGTGCGGGTAGTGTTGTGACTACCCACTCTACGGTACAGCACTCCATTGTCCGTATAGTAGCCCTTGACGGTTCTGCCCCGCCGACAACAGTGTGTAAAACTGTGGTTATACTATTTAACTAAAGGGCCAAGTATTCAATTAGTTTTTCTGCTCTATCAATTCTATCCTTTATATGCCCTAGTGCCCAATTACAGTGCATACATAAAATTCCGCGAATACACTTGCCACAAGACCAGTTACCGGGGCAACAGTTGTGATCATGGTCTATGCATACCGCTTCTTCCTCTCTACAAGCATAGCACAGTCCGTCATACTTGTCAAGCATCTTGATGTACTCATCAGTAGTCAACCCGTGCCTTTTATGCGCTCTACGACTATCTACGTTTTCAAGATACTTGTCTGGATTATTTTTCCAGTAATCCTTCACTCGCTCAGAAGTGCAACTTTTACATATATTACGATAATATTTACCTTGCTTTGTAAATAGTGACTCTTCCTTTGTCAAACTACAAACACTACATGTTCTCATGTGTAAATTATATCACACCTTACACACTCACTTGCTTGCTTACAGCATAGCATGTATCACTCTGCCATTAAGTTAAGGGGCCGCGCCACCACATCCTGCTGAGTTACCTGCTCCTTTCCTGCGAAACTCTTTGTCATGTCGCTACCATACCACAAGGCGACAAACGTGTCAACATCACACGTTGGCGCACTTGGACGCGAAGAAACTGTCGAACTCCCCCCGTGGAATCACGTTGTCCGGCCCGTTGAAGGCATCCCAAGCCTCGTCTTCGCTGTAGTTCCACAGGATGCACACATTGGTGCGCTCCTCAATAGACAACTGACTCCAAGCATGGTTCATTGCCTCTGTGTAGACGTTCCCCGTAGGCACAGCAGGCTCCACGGTAGCAGTGACAGTTGGCGCGGGGGCCGTCACAGTGACTACAGGTGCGGGGGTAGTTTGCGTACAGGCAACCAGTCCCAGGGATGCGATTCCCACTCCCACAATCTGCTTGATCTTCATCCTTATTCCTTTTCTACTAGATCACACGGTGTGATCGCGGTTAAGAGAGTCCCACACTGGGAGCACTCTGCGTCTAACATATAGAAAGACACGTTTGCATCTTCATCGAAGATTACATCCAATTTGATTATGTTCCCCCCGCAGGCGGGGCAGGCTGAAGTAGGAATGCCCCTTGCATCAATCATGACTGTGCAGACCTACTAGAAGATCAAGCGGGTACGGTGTGGTGCTGGGGTAGTGATCTCCGCACTCTATTGTCTCAATTTGTGAAGAGTAGAGCGTTATAGACGCTTGCCATGCTCCATCATGCTCTAGTTCAATATCACAAACGGGGCAGTCCTTAGGAAACTTCTGTAAAAAGTTAACTACATCTTCAAGGCTGTTTACATGCTCAGTTATCTTTACAAACATGGCATTCCTAACTCGTTCCACTTGACCTCGCACGTCCAGCACACAACCTGATCGTCCTCTACAATCACTAGATCGCTACAGTAGGGGCAGGCTAGTGGTGTTTTGTGCATGACACTCATGCTACCACACCCCCTGCGGTCGTGTCAAGCATCTTCTGCATCCCGCACCACTAGCACTACCGCACCAGCCTGCTCAAGGGCCTCCTTCACATTGATGGTGTACACAATACACTGCTTCTGATCTTCCCCGGACATTGCCAACAGTGGTTTGAGATGAAGTTTGAGCGTCAGGAAGTGGTCGTTGTCGATCACATCCATCCTGAATCCCTTAACCGGGCATGGTATTGCCCTGAATGCTCGCTTCATTTCGTCAGTATAGTACATCTTTCTCCATCGTCAAGTTCTCCCACAAGTCAGACCAATCACTACCGGACTTGTGGTTGTTAAATGTTCTGTCTACGTCACCATCAACAAGATATGCCCCGCCCCAGACACCCCAGGATCGAAACGACAGGCCGGTGGCAAAACACTCCCTTTGCACCGGGCACGACATGCATAGACTGTCAATTATGTGTCTTTTGTCAGGATTCTCTTCGTACATGTCAAAGAATATGTCTGTATCCTCACCAATGCAGGCTGCCTGTTCAGTCCATTTCTTCATCGCACCCATGAGTAGGGGACCTCCCACCCCTGACGGGTGGGCTTGATCCTCTGAACAACATGCCAGCGACCGTTCCTGAACGCCCCGTCCTTCTTGAGGAACCCAGCCCCGTTCTGACGGTACACCAGCACATCCCAGCCATCCCACTCAACATTGCGCCTCGCAGCGACAACCTGCTCCATCTTGCTCAGCGACTTAATAACGGAAGACATTTACTTCCTTGCCCCTTCTCTCTGCTTCATACCCGACCTTGGTGTTGCGTTCGGGCGGATTGACAAATATTACTACCATATCCACATCATCCCACGACACTAATCTGGGACTCGCATGCACGTAGTCAAGTTTCTTACCACGCGCCCTGAACGAATCCTCCGTTCGGTTGACGAACTGTCTAGCAATGTCGTTGGTCTTGTGCTGCCCGGAGAGCAGCAGTGTTAGTTTGTTGTCGTCATGCACCTCTGACATGACGACGCCCATCGCCCTCAGGAATACTTGAGGGTTGTTGAAGCGCTGCGAACCATTAATCAGAACCTTCATCGCTGTCCGCCGTATCGGTTGCCAACTTGAGTGCCTCTTGTAGTTTCATAATTTGCAGTTGTAGTTCGAGGTTGCTCATTTCAAGTTCCGCCGCCTTGTTGCGGAAATAGTCGATGACTAGTTTTAGGTCGTCGCTCATTTAATCCTCCTTGAGATTGTCTAGTATGAACATTAGTTTGGTGAGTTCACCACTTGGTGCCCCAATGGCATCATACTGCACGGCAGAGTCTACGTCAACCTCTCCGTCCACAACGTCAGCCACCATGACGGCACTACCATTCAGCCAGTATGCCTTGTCGTCAGCAAACGCCACCCGCACGTAGTTATTGCCGTCCTCAGCAGGTTTAAGAACTAAGTCCGGGTTGCCATACTTCTCTATTGTCATTGCCGCGCCGAGCAACACCTTTCTGGCAGCAAGTCCAACTAGTACAGAGATGATCGTTATGAGTTTCTTCAGCATCAAACCTCCTCAAGCGCACGCTCAACCTCATGCAAGAATTGCAACTGGCGCTCATCAAGGTCCGCACCGGGGGTACGGTCTGTCATTGATACCTCAATGTCATCTGCCAGAAAGTTAACGTTAACGTAACCCTTTTGCCACAGGTCGTTGATGTCGGCCATGAAGCGGGAGTACGCTTCCCCAAACACCTCAGGGTGTAGTTTGCGACATACGTCTACAACCATGCGATACAAAGGCTCTCCATCATCACCGACCCCGGCTGGCTCCAGCGAACCATCATCCAGCATCTGCTTCAGTGCGTCACTCACTACGCATCCTCCAGTCCATCATGGAGTTCAGTATAGCACGTTCGGGTCTGCTCAGCAACCCCAGGTCGTAGTCAGCCATTGCCGGGGTAGGTGATACAACCTGCCCATCCTCACAAAACTCAACCTCGATCAACCCCTTCTGCCATAGACTATTGATTGACATGGAGGCAAGGTCGTCCCACTTCTTTGCCATGTCAGGATGCAAAGTCCTCATCTTGTCAGTAATATTGTAGCGTGCATCACCAAACTCGTCAACCGACACCTCAAGCAGACCGTCCTCCACCCATGCAGCAACCTGCGCCTCGTTACTCATACTCCGTCACCTCCAACTCCACTATTTGTGTAGGAACCATGTAGTTGTACTGTGCCCAATTCAGCAAGTCTCGCACAACACACCCAGGACGCTGCCCCCTGAGCGAGTACAGTTCTACATCGTCCAGTAGCAACTGCCCATGCCAACGCCCTAACGCTGCTGGTCTGACAACAATCTTCATCATAGCATGTCCAAGCCAGAAAGCCAAGCCTTGGCAGCCTTGCGTTCATCGTCAGTGTACGGCACGGGGGTGTCGTCATCTCTATCTCTGGACGGACTCCACGCATGAACCTTGATCGTCTGGTCACTCTTGCGCGGGGTTCTGCTAATGGCATTGTAAATAGCACCAGTCACGGCATCCGCAAGGTCTTTGCTAGACCTTCTAGGGTGGTCAACCCTCTTCTTAATAACCTTGAGTGCAGTCAGTTCGTCAAGCAACAGGTCACTGCGCGGCAGCAACACTCGTTCTTCATACAACATCATTGCAAAGTCAGTATAGTGGTCTTTTCCTACGCTCAGCGTGTCCGACTTGAACCCCCTGTCTTTTAGTTCTCTAATGAGGTCAAAACTGCCCCACCTATCGAACGACACGAAGCCAACGTCAAGCCTGTGTTTTGCCTTTAGGTCGATGATCCACCTCTTTACCTCTGAAAGATCGACCGGCCCCTCAACCTTGGGCTCCCACCATGCTACCATGTCAACTACAACATATGGGAATGTTTCTTTGGTGCCCCTTCCAACATCTACCCCGACCCATTTGTCAACATGGGCGACTGCCACTGCACACTTGTCAACCTTCTGGGCAAGGTCGGCGTGAACATAGTATGTCACGTTGGGGTCTGGTCGCCAGTTATGGTCGATAATCCTGTCTTTGCTGACCGGATTTCTAATAGCCATTGCCAACTCAATCTTGTCCACATCCCTGAAGAATGCATCACTGCTTATCTCACTGGGCATGCAGGCAAACCTCTGTAGTGCATCGCTCTTGTTCAGGAAAAACGAGTTCTTGTAATCATTGATATCCCTGGTCGGGTTCACGTCCCACGATGGTCGTTTGATGGCCCATATGTCGGGCAGCACATAAGATTGCACATGATCCTCGTCCCACTCGATAGTAAATGTATTGCCATCAATTGGTGGCAGGTTTTCGTTGATAACGAACGTGTGCCGCCTCTTGACTACTTCCTTTGTTGCTACAGCCTCATCGTACTTCTGCGTAATGAAGTCCTTGCTGTGTCGTGGGAATGACAGGAGGGCGACACACCCAATACCGCCGGGGAATCGAGAATCAACAGACGCACGGAATGCATCATAAATGTTCTTAGCAGACTTTCCAGACTCATTCAGTGCAGTCCCCTCACCGAATCCGCTAATCTCGTCCAGCACTGCCATAATCAAGTTCAAACCCTCGTGGGACTCTCGTTCGGAGTGTCCAGAGTATGCTGTCACCGATTTGTCAAAGGCAATGGACTCCTGAGTGTCAGAGTATTTGCCCACAAACCAAGGCGACCTACTGATCTTGTTCTTGAGTCCTTTGAAGAACACATTCCGGGCCTGCTGCGCGTTGATGGCAATGTTGATAATGTCAATGGCGTCACCGCTTGGCTTCCCATAGTATGCTGACGGGTCTTTTAGGCACAGTAGTTTGTATACCACGTAAGATACGGCAATTGTTGACAACAGGTCTTTGCCAGAATTCTCAGACACCGGACCATTGCCAACATACCACCCGGTATCTGGCACCGTTTTTGTCCAGTACTCCCCGGACTCGACGGGTTCGATGCGCTTGATTGGCATGAGGAAGTAGTCGTCTGTAATGATGGCAGTCTTGCCGTGTGGCTTTTCTGCTGCGTTTCGCCACTCGTGCTTCTCTCCAAGCGCCTGAGCCATCAACTCATTGTGCGGGTATGAATCCACAGAGATTTTCCATTGAATCCTGTTTGGCCCATAGAGAAATACATCCTCTTTGATTGTGATATATGGCAGCAACCCGACCCTCATTATCGCGTGGCATATATCCTGTGCAAGCGCGACTGGGAGATTTGCCAACTGGTATCCATGTCGGTTCGACGTGCGGTGGCCGACATACCCAGCGTATTTGTACATTTTTTGCAGATATGCTAAAATGGTACTGTTGTCCGATTTGAACAACTCTGGCGGGAGGCGCTTGGCTTCGTGTTCAGCGAACATCCCCAGTCGCTTCATGGTTCCTAGTAGTGCCTCGTCTTCCACCGCAACGTTGCTGATGGTCGCCGTCTCCTGTGTTGCCACGCCGCCGTACGTGTCCACCAGGTATTCACGTACGTGTTTACGAGAGTAATGCACTTTGAAGTTCACAACTCCGTCACCCGCAACGTAGTTCATCGAGCATAGTGCCAGAGCCTCCACCTCTTGCTCGCTTATATTTACGGGATCAATTACCGTGTAGTTTCTGTTCCAGGCGACTCGGGCGTTTGCAGACAATTCAGATACCGGCATGAACTTGTACTTGTCAAGACCTGCCACTCTGCGCGTGTGTGGTGCAGCAAGGTACTTGTGGTCGCCCGACACAATCTCACTCATGTGGTTGTTGAACGTCACCTTGTACAGTTTATCGACACCCTCAACGAATGACTCTGAGGCGTACCGTGCCCCTTTGCTCTCCACCATGCCGGTGTGTTCTTTTATTGGTATCCAGCCGCCTGTTTCGGGGGAGTAGACCGGGGTATCCCCATGATGACACCCCTTCCCAAGTTCAAGAATCACCTCGCTCTTTGTGTACTTTCTGTAATGGTCGTACGCCTCACGCGCCCCCATGAACCTAGCCAGATCAACCTCTTGGTAAATCTGACTCATACACTCTACCGCCGTGTACTGAATGTCAGAAAGTGGCGGGTGCCCAAGAAAGTCCTTGCCTTCCACAAACTCTCTTACACCAACCGGGTACTCCTCAAAGGGATCATCGTCCAGCGCTTCTAAAAAGTCATTCCACTCAGACATTCTGTGCCGCCGGTTCCTGACGCACAATCACAGGCTCGTTATTAATGTCGTTCAGTCTCTGCAAAACCTCAAACCTGCACTTCGGGCAGTCGGCAATCACATCCTTGAGAATTGCCTGCAAGGCGTCCTGCTTGCGCTGCGTGTCCATCATCTCTTCGGCAAGTTCCTTGTTCTCAAGCATACCCGCCTCGCGCAGCATCCCAATGCGCTTGGCTTCCATGTCTGAAATCAATTTGATGGCGTTCGTCTTTGCACTCAAGTTACTTAGAGTGTCAGCCTCCTCAACAACCTCATACGCCTTTGAGATCAACTTGGAATAGTGGGCGTCAGCATTCGCCAACGCTTCCCTTGCTCTACCGCGCATAACCTCGTTGCGAGCGGCCAGCCCCTGCCATTCCTCAATCAGGCCAACCACTCGCACACGAGGCTTCTTCAGTTTTTTCGCTATTTGCGTCGGGGTCAAGCCACGCCAATGCTCCTGAATAACCTTGTCCATTTCGTCTGCATGGTCAAGCATCAGTTCCAATTCGTTATTAGCCATAAGGATATCTTACCACATTAACGCTTTACGCGCACGGTGACCTTACCCTTTGGCTTTACAATGGACTTCTGCGAATGGCACTCGCAACCACACTTGTAGCCGCTATATGTGGTTTTCCAGCACTGCTCATGATGCCCGGTCAGGCACCACCCGAAGCGACTAGTCCCCTTGTGCTTTGCCATAGAACTCGTTGTTCGGATCGCTGCTCGTGATCTTGCGGTGGAACATGACCCTGTTCAAAAGCATGATTGCCTCACGGATACCGCTGACGTAATCATCAGTAGCGGTACCGCTCTCCAACGCATCCGCCAGTTCCCATTTCAGTAGATCGACTGCGTATTCCATCTCTGATTCTCCTTAGATGATGTTGTACTTTTTTAGATACCTATAAACTGTCGCAACCGACGTGCCAGTCTTTTTTGCTATTTCCTCCGGGGTGTACTTCTGTGTATGGTAAGCCCACCGCAGGTACACTTGGTCAGTGTATAGTTTATTTCGTCTTACCACACAACCCCCTCTGGATTCTGCACAACGTAGCATCCGATACCCAAGGCATCAGCAACGTCATTATCTCCAACATCAATGTTGTACATGTTGTTAACAATGTCTCTCGTCCTCCGCTTCCTCAGGTCGCGACCCTTGGCCTTGTACCATGCCGCAGACTTTCCCGGTGTTGCACTCATGATAGCAAACCTGTCCTCCTTTGTCAACAGACCGTTCCCTATCCCCCTCTGCCACTGTGACGGGACGACACTCCCTATGGTGGTGACACCCGCCAGTGTGGCCGCTCCAAGTGCTGCCCCCTGTGACATTGCAAGGTTGATAGCCACCTTTGGATTGGACCCGAAGAACGACGACTCAATAATAACCGCACCAACAGGGTATTCTTTAAGTAGGCCAGACATTACTTTAGACGTGGACATCACCTTCTCGTATTCAGTATTGCCATCAAAGTACAACTTACCGTACCTAACGGGGGCACCGTCTTGAAAGATGGCAAACCCAGTATTAGTGGTTGCACAGTCCAAGGCCATAAACCTACTGATGGTTTTCATACTGAACGAACTCCTTAATATTCTTCAGTGCCCGCCTCACAGCGTCATGCTTAATGTAGCACAAACTGCACAGCGAGTGGTCATTGTATATACTCAGTGGAGTCTTGCAGTTCTTGCACACTCTTGCCTTGGCTACCCGCGCCTTGTACTTGGCCGTCTTAGCATACCTACGGGCAGACTCTTTAGATGCCTCTGTTCTGCACGCTACCCCGCAATATATCTGCTGATCGTGAGCCTTCTCAAAATAGGTATCGCACCAAGCACATCTACTCAACTGACTGCCCTTAGCGGTGGGATCGTCACTACTCCCTTACCGGCCTCTTCACACATCCTGTTGAACGGACACTTTTTGCAGACCTTGGAGTTCGCACGGTACGGCTTTGTCGGAAGGGTCTTGTTGTCAAACGCCCCCTTCACTGTCTTCATCCAGTCGAACGCTGACTCCAGCCACTCTTCTCGCTCCTTCGTCATTTCCACCGGAATAGCATACAGAGCATGGGTGTTCTTGGACTCATAAAGCAGCACACCACGCTTTTTGTCCAATAGCCGCATGTAGATCAGCAGTTGCACAAGGTGATAGTCGGGTGCCTTATCGGATTTCACCCGGTACTGCCAAGCCTCTTCGCGTGCTGTTTTGATCTCAACAGGCAGTTCTTCATCCATCCACGTTATGATGTTGTCAACAAACCCGAAGATGGGAGGGTCGCTATTAATGACTTTCTTCTCTGTGTCTACGGCAATCCCAGACTTTTTAATGGCGTCTTGGATTCTACCGTGCGACAGGGTGCCGTTCTTCATGTTTGCTAGTGCTTGAGGGTTGGACTCAACTGACTGATATCCCCCGGTAAACTTGAAATACCAGTACCTAGGGCACCCACCACCACCTGCCATATAGGCGAGCGAACTTGGGGAGAAGTTCTTGCGGGGCTTCTGAATGTTACTCTGGTCTGACACATACCCCTCTTGTATCTTTTCTACCAGACCTCCTACGGGAAAGGCGCGGGGGGAAGTTTCCTCAACCAGCACCTTCAATAAGTTTTTCGACATGGAACACATTGTACCATGCCCGCCTATTTAAGCAGGTATTTCAGTGAACTAACCACCTTGTCAATCTCTGCAGAAGCGGTGTAATACAGGTTCTTCCTCGCCCTGTCGCCCTTGTCAACGTTCGCCATGTACGTGGCTTTCATTGCACACTTGGCACCAATGGCCTGTAGTTTGACGAGTTCCCTGCCGACCACCTCCAATGGGATGTCGGGCTTGAGGATGGCCTTTGCTATAAACTCAAGAGCCAACTTGAGTTCTTCATCGTCAATGTACTCGGCTATTTGGTACAGGTCATCAATCTGATTCAGCACCACTTCCTCCTTCAATTAGTTCTTCTAGAACGTCCAACGCAACGACAGCAAGTTTAGTCTTGCCGCCGAACACTACAATGAGGGCAGGGTTCTTGTGAATGTCTGTCTTTGCGGCATCCGTGCATACCTTCGCCCACACATCTTGCGAAAGTGTAAAGGACTTTTTACATTCTTTCACATCTATAATGAACTGATGCCACGTGCCATCGGCCTTTCTGATGTGTCCACGGCCACTGTTCCTGTGAACCCTGCCCCCTATTCTGCGTATCAATGCCTTCTCTGTGGCATTCGTTCCATACTCTCTCATGACGACGCCATCGAATTCCAGGTGTGACCATTGTTGCATGTGACCATCACCATCACGGAATCAAGACTATCGACCTCTGTAGGCGACTCACCACAGCGCGGACACAGATAGTCATACGGACGCAACTTGCCGCTCCAACTCATCCATTACCTCTTGATTGTGTCGAAGATAGTCAATCGCCTGTCGTTTTCCATTAAGTTTTTTGTCATTGATGTAATACCACTTGCCAGCCTGCTCAATAAGCCCATAAAGTAAAGCCGCATCGAGAACCTCCCCTTCCTTATCTATGCCGATCTTGTCACCATCGAAGTAAAAGTCGTACTTCCCTGAAACAAACGATGGAGACGTTTTACTGAATTGTACCATCCAGTTAACCTCCCGTCCAGCATTTGTTTCAATTATCTTGTTCCCTAGTTCACGCTTTGTTTTGATTGCGTTGTTCTCCGACTCAGATGAGAACAGTTTGATTATGATTGATGAGTAGAACTTGACAGCGTTACCCCCGGTTGGTTGCTGACTAGAGAACATCATGTTGATATTGGTGCGAGTCTGGCTTATTAACACCAATAGCGTTGGCCTAACCCTGTTGTTGGCATAATTAAGCATCTTCATGGCGTTTGAGAAGTCACGAGCCTCAGCCCCCACTTGCTTTGTATCCTCCAGAGCCTTCAGGTTGTCGGACTTCTTATCGAAATAAACCGCCGGTAGTAGGCTTGAGATGCTATCAACCACAATAAGGTCTATGCCTGCTGACATCAACTGTGTCGCAACATCAACCATATCGTTCACTGTCCTGGCCTCACTGACGATCAGTTGTGATGTGTCAACGCCCAAACGCTCAGCCCATGACGAATCGTACGACATTTCACTGTCGATCCACGCGCACACTTTTCCATCTGCTTGTGCCTTCGCCACCAACTCCAGGCAGAACGATGACTTCGCACTGGACTTACTGCCGTATACCAACACTTGCCTGCCGTATGGGAAGCCACCCCGCAGAGCCTTTGTCAGGCCTACGCTAGGCAACGCCTGTGTCTCGAACGACACCGCGTCGCCCATAACCAGACGTTTACGTAGGCCGGAGTCTAGGCTGGCAACTATTTCCGTTGCATCCATCAAAGGCGACTAGCGATCTCATCTACCAGTGCGTCGTCTGGCTCAACGCCCATGACCTCTGCAACCTGATACACGAGTGATCTGGCGCTGAGAGGGAGTGGGAATGCCCCTAGACTGTCCCACACGTACTCCAGGTTGGACTCTGTTGACTCCAGTCCCAAGCCAATTGCCGCAGTTTCTACGCCCTTTTTGAGCATTGAAGTGATGTAATTACTGTCCATTTGTTTCCTCCTGTGTCCATGAGCGGTATTGATCCGCTGCTACCACCTTGAAAGGGTGGTGGTCTACCATTAACCTACATGGACTCCACCAAAGTGTATCACACACCTTGGTACTACGCTACGACTCCCCCCGCCTCGCACTCGAACGTGTTCTTAATATTCTCATTAAGGTAGCGGCCCGGAGACTCGCTGCAACTGAACTCTTCCCAGACAATGCGCGGTACACTGTGGTATGTGTAGTCAGAGCCACTCACGAGTGTGACATTCAACTTATTTGTAAGCGGCGACCACGAAGCCGAATCCAGCCATTCCGACTCATACCACTGCACATACTCGGTTTCGTGACTCTCCTCAGACAAATCGTCAGCAATTTGCTCCTGCACAACACAAAGCACAGAGTAGCGGCACACGCGCATCTTGCTGACCTCCCGACTTGGCACGCTTACCACATCACGAGGATCAATCAGGACTGCCAGCACGATACCCTGCCCAAAGTCCTGTGCATACTCAAACGTTCCCACATGCAGACCTGTCGAACAGGCGTTGTTGGGGTCGTCGTCAACAGCGCTGCGCGGCATCTCAACCACATCCCCAAGCCGCTGCGGAATAGCCCCCTTGCGCAGGACTCCATTTACGAACGCCTCACCGTGTGAGATGGACTCGAACGCACCATCACGGTTACGAGCAACACCCTTGTACCCAACGATCAGACCATCCTCTGTAAGGGTGAGTCCCCCAGACTCTAGCCACTGGAACAGTTGATCGTTACGAACATCCTCGCTTGGGTTCGTGTACAGTCGCTCCATGAACTCTACCACTGATATGAAGTCGTCACCATTGCTGTACAGGTCGATGATCTTGTTAGTAACCGTGTCATTGATCGGGTCGCCGTCGAAGTAGATGGTACCGCCCGCCACTGAGATTCGGTCTGAGAGACGAACGTACTGCTCGATAGCCTTCTCCAGACTGAACATTTCAGCGGTAGCCTTGTCATGTGCTACTCCGTTGACAATCTCCCCCCATCGCGGGTGGTCTGATGTGGCGGTGTACAACTCTCCGTCAATCAGTGCGGTGATGGACTTCTGACCACCATTGTCTACCAGTGCGTACTTCATTACTTATCCTTCCATAGTTGTGCGTATGTTGCGTTGATGTAAATGTAAACATGCTCAATATCTGAGCGATGCCAGTACCCGCGCATGAGCGGATACCTTGATGCTAGCACACTGCGCTTAGTGGACTTGTTGGTACCGATCAGTCGGTTATACTTCTCCAGTTCCGCCGCCTGATACTGGTGACTGTACAAGGCGATTTCACGCTTAATCACCGGATCGTCAACCTTCTCCGCGTCAAGATGTGCAAGGTCGGGGTCGCCAATAAATGCCCAAGCCTCAATGTCGTCTGCGGGCATTGCACTGACGGCGAGTGCATACCTGCGCTCGATCTCATCTGGCAGACTGACAGCATGTGGATACACAGTCATGAACTTGGCGGATCGGTTCTTAGGGATGAAGATGATCTGATCGTCCTCATCAAATACCTCCCGCAAATAGTGTCCGTTATGCCACTTTTCAGTATCAAAGTAGATCGGTTTGTTCGGGTCGATGGCGTCAACAGCAAGCGTGCGTCCATAAACGTCCGGCCCGGTGACGTGAGTCAGGCTGAATGTCGCAGTGCTCTTCTTACCGACCGAACGCACAGCACGCCTAACATCTACCCAATTGATGATCCGGTCTGGGTTGATCCAAGTTGTGTCTATCGCGGTTCCTTCTGGAACAAAGTAGAACACCTCAACGTCCGCGTATGTGTTTCGCAAGTAAGTGCGGTACTTGGAAGTGATGTTGATGCCATTGTACTCAACTACATACCGCGCCGCATGATTGGATGAGACTGGAATGGATTGCTTAATGTCAATAACTTGATGCCTGGTGCGATTCGGATAGTAGCCCTTGCCGCTACCCTCGATGTATTGCGCGACTTGCGCACCGCACCATTTCGCAACTGACATAACATCAATACGCGGGTAGCGATTACGCCACATCAGCATGGCGGCAACTGCCTCCCATCCAGTTTCTGCACTAGCAATGTCTGCGGCAATGTACTTCAGCAAATCGTCGTGGTATGTCTGACGCAGATCGTCAATCACACCAATCGTTTGATTCGTGTAGCGCAGAGACTCCCGAC